GTTAAAAATCTGGTTAGCTTTAGCGGACTGAGTGAACGTAATTCTAAAAAGTGAAATGGAGTCGCAGCGACAGCCTCGAGCACAGTCGGGAGATCGTGTTACACGAACACCAATACGTACTTTCATTTTGTACTCAACAACTGAGGACAATTTTGTTGGTCGTATCTGTAAAACTCTCCACACACAATATCTGGCGGTTAAACTTGGCGTCTCAACGCATATTGAAGGAGTGAATACACCAGTGCCAAGATCAACAGTCGTGACAATAACAGGACCATGTGCATTTAAAGTCGTTGATCGTGAAACCACTTGTCACTTCATGATTTCTGCTACGGGAATTGAAACACGTATTGGAAGATGGGCGCAGTATAAATTTGAGACTGTGGAAACAAGATCAAGATTTTGTAAAATGGAAATTGGTGGACAGAGCGTAGACGAAATGTTACGTCTAGGCCGTGCAACTGGAAGTGTGTTGCCTTACACTGAAGAAGAAATGATGGGTGGAGATGAAGATGTCGATCTGCCAGGAGTTAAAATTGTTTCAGTCGAAAATGAGGATGTCCCGAATTTGAGAGAAAAGATGAAAATGGAAAGGCAGACAAAACGTGATTTAATTGGGATGGCTTTGAAGGAAAGCGGTGCAACCCGAGGAGAGGGAAGATTATATGGTGCAAGACCTGAAACCATGGCTAAGTTACAGTCAGTCAAAAAGTTGACAACAAGAATACAAGGAAAACAGGAAAAGTTAGATAGATCGTTAAAGAGTGACGAGGCATGTTTAGATTTAAAACCAAAAATGCAGAGACCATCCCGTATATCATCATTCTCTCCGGTGACAAAGGATTCGTCTGTCATTGCAGATGAGGAAGCTGCGGAAGCCAGTCCCGCTACAATTGCTAAATTGATGAGGCAGCACAGTATCACTGATCAAGCTCCAATTGCTAAGATGATTACTGATGAAGTTTCAATTATCGAGACAGCTAGCTTGGCGGATAAGTTGAGGAAATCAGCCCAATCTACACCTTTGCATTTTTCACCAATCATGAGCGGAGGGTTTTCTGACTTAGATATCTCTACACAGAAAATAAAAGTTCAAGAAATTCCAGCGTCACCACAGCTAGCTCAGGCCGTTTTTAAATTGAATGAAGAATACAAGACATTATCTGCAATTGTTCATCAGGATGAACGACTACCCCCTGAGTTGAGTATGTTGGAGTTGGGAACGCCTGTAAAAATGGGAGCGTTTGAACGTGTTGCTACAACGTACAATTTTAGCAGCGGGGGAATGCTACCAGTTTTTAATGTTAATACTTCTTCTAATGAATACAAATTTGTTGGCTTTGAACGGGTAAGTCGAGCGGTAGTCGTTATATCTGCTGGTGCTATTTTGGTTTTGCCTGTTTATTAATTTACAGTTTCAGATGTATATCCCACATATGTGAATGAATGAAATCTATCTTTATGTGATCGCACACATTTTATTTTTATATATACATGGCTATATGCTAGTTTATTAGCATACAATCTTTTATATTCTATAGTATTAACTTTAGTGTGTAGAACCTAGCGTTTACACTACTTAGGTAGGACGTCCTCAAGTGCTCTGAAGCAAGAGCTCGCTTTCTGCAACGTAGGGCCACAGGTTGGTAAATGCACCTACAAACAGAGTGAGACGCCAGGTTAAAGATAC